GGCCGTCACAGGCCGACCTCGATCGGCTCAGCCTCAAGGGCGGGCATCCCGCACGCGTAGTTGACGGCTCCGCACGTCGGGCACGTCCGCGCGACCGGTTTGCGCTGCCGACGCTCGAACACCACCCGCCCACCCGCCCAGTCGAGGGCGAGCGCACTCTCGGTCGAGCCGACGAAGCGATGCGCGACCCGGTTCGGTCCCGTGCGACCGGGGACCAGGCTCGGTGATTCCTCCTGCCGCCGGTGATCCACCAGGGACGGCACGGTGTACCAAGTCGGGATCTTCTGCTTGAGCAGATACGCGCTCAGCCGCTTGTCGTAGTTCGGGGAGGTGCTTGCGTCACCGGCGGCGACCATCGGCTCGATCAGGCCGACGGGAAAGCACAGCGCGACTCCCCAGCAGAGCTCCGGCCCGATGATCCACGTGGCGCCGACCTCAGTCGCCTGCGCCATCACCTTGTTGAAGTGCGGCCCGTTGGGGCGCTGGCGGCCCAGGTAGAGCGAAGTCGGGCAGTGCGGGTTGCGCTCGAGCGCGCGCGTGACACCCTTCACTAGATCCTGGCAGACAACTCCGTCGTCCTGGATGACCATGTGGTGTGTTGCCAGGGGGTCATAGGCGAGGAGCGCGCGCCGCCCCGTGTCCCAGCGATCGTTCAGCTCGTCCCAGCAGGTCTGCACCGGCGCGTCGATCGCGTCGACGAGCTGCTCGACGAACGCCGTGCGCGCGGGGTGGGCCATGATCGCGACCGAGACCCGGATCGCGGCCGGCTCGACCGCTTCGGGGGCCGGCTCGAAGCCGTAGGTCGGCGTCAACGCGTAGCAGCCGAAGCAGCGGTACCCGAGCTCGGCGAGGAATGCCGTGGTGCGCGAGCGGGCCTCGTCGGTCTGAGCCTCGACGTACAGCAGCGGGCGGCAGCGCTCGATCGTGCGGCGCGCGCCCTCGAGGATCTCGATCTCCGAGCCCTCGACGTCGACCTTGATGACGCTGACGTTGTCGAGCTCAAGCTCGTCGATCGTGACGACCTCGACAACGCCGGCGTCGTCAAGAACCGCGCGCGCCATGCCGGTGTTCGCAGGGTTCGGGATCTCGACGCGCGCGAAGCCCGGCGCCCTTCCGGCGGCCGCCGCGATGACGCGGACCTTGCCGGCCAGGTCGTTGACGGCGACGTTGCGGTTGAGCTGCGCGAGCGAGCCCGCGTTGGGCTCGATGGCCACCACGTCGAGCCCGCAGATCGCGGCCATCCAGACCGTGTGGTTGCCGACGTGCGCGCCGACGTCGATCGCAACCCCGCCGCGCGCGCGGGCGTGCAGGTCCTCGAGGAGGTCCCGCTCGTAGAAGTCGCGGCGCCTGCTGATCCGGCGCGAGATGTGGTCGTCGGGATCCGCGAGGTCGAGCCGGACGTGTCGTCCATGCGCCTTGAGCGCGACGTTCATGCGTGCTCCTCGTTCAGGGTGGCGAGCAGGTCCGCGAGCGGGTGCTCAAGCAGGCGCGCGCCGGCCACCACGCAGTGGCCACCGATCGAGCCGGGCATCGGCCGAATGACCGGCCGCACGACCCGATGGTTTCCGAGGAGGCGGTAGCCCTCGTTGTACGTCTCTGCGAACCGGCGATAAGCGACCTCGGGGTCCGCCCCCACGGCCTCGCACCAGGCGTAGATCTCCTTCTGGATGACGATCGCGAGCCCGTACTGCAGGAGCTCCCAGAGCTTGCCCGCCTCGGTCGTCTCGGGCTGCACCGCGACCTCGACCGGCACCCCGCACTCCTTGAAGGCCGCGGCGGCGTCCTCCGCCCCGGCGCCGGCGAAGAACTTCACGAAGGTCAGGAGCCCCTCGACAAGGTTGGGATGCATCCCACGGACCGGCGAGTGCACCTCGCCCAGGTACCGCGTCGTGCCGACCGGCACGGTGGAGTGGATCACGACGACGTCGGGAACGTAGATCGCGCGGTAGACGATCACCTGGTCCTCGAAGCCGTCGCCGTGCGGGAAGCAGATGTGCAGCATCCGAGCGTGACCTGGGTCGTCGTCACCCGGCACCACGTCGCGGATCGCAACGGTACCCGGCCCGCGCTGCAGGACTTCCGCGACCGCTCGGCCGACTTCGCCGGCGCCGATGACGAGGTGGTCGACGTTCACAGCGGGATCCCTCGCTTCCGACGCTGGTTGGCCCATAAATGCACGGCGTACACGTCTGGGAACTCCTCGTCCCGGCGGTGGAGCTCGTTCCAGCCGTACGGATAGAACAGGCGCGACGGCGCGATCCGCATGTCCGGCTTCAGCTCGCGCCACATGCGCGTGAGGTACTGCGGCCCGCTGGTGCGATTCGGCGTGACGCCCGGCGACGCCCCGACGCTGTCGGGCAGGCCCTGGATCAGCCGGCGGATGAACGAGTGGTGCGGCCGCGCACCCATCAGCCCGTTAGCGATCCAGCGGCCGTCGACCTCCCAGGTCGCGAACAACTCGGCACCGGCCAGCAGATCGTCGATCGGCTTGCGCGGCTCGAAGTCCGTATCGACGTACAGGCCGCCCAGGTGCCACAGGATCTCGAGCCGCAGGATGTCGGAGCGGAACTGCCCTACGTTCGCGAGCGGAACGTACCGCTCCGCGTGCACGTAGAGGGGCTCGTTGAACAGCGTGGGTCGGTTGTGGTCGCCCCACTCGATGAAGGCCCAGTGGGGGTGGAGCCGCTGCCACTCGCGTCCGTACTCGACGAAGACATCGGGCATCGGCGAGCCCACCCAGATCCGGTGGATGACGCAAGGGATGATGGAGGGGGCCGAAGCCCCCTCCATCACGTGCGTCATGCTCAGCTACCGATGTGGATCCGAACACCCCTCAGGAACGAGGTCGCGGAGTCCGGGTCGGTGATGTCGTCCGGGTCCTCCACGGTCGCCGTGCCGATCCAGCTCGAGGTGAACGAGCGGTCGGTGGCGATCGTCGGGTCGTAGTCCATGATCCAGCGAGCGGAGAGCCCGCCCATGGACGCGCCGACCTGCTGGACCTCACCGCGCGACAGCGGCACCGACTGGCCCGCCGTTGCGCCCCGCGGGACGCTCGGCGTGCGGCCGGCGGCGACGAACGCCGTGCGGTGGTAGGCGAACGCCTCCTCCTCGTCGACGGCATTGGACTGCAGGACCGTGAAGCCGGCGACGCGTCCGATCGTCCCCTCGCGGAAGGCGTCCGTGGCGTCGCTGCCGAGGTTGTCGACCTTCACGAAGCGGTCGGACTCCAGCAGGAGCGCTTCGATCCCGGAGCCGACGAGCATGAACCGGCTCGCCTTGGGGACGTTGCGGTCGTTGAGGATCTTCCGAGCCGCGACGAACGTCTTGTACGGGTCGGAGTCGTCGATGTCGAGATCCTCGCTGTAGTCCGCACCCTGGATCTCGTCGACGATGATGTCCTCGATCTTCTCGGCGACCGCGCGGACCTGGGGCAGGAGCACCTGGGCCGCGAAGTCCTTGATGTCCAGGTCGAGCTCCTCGTCTGTGATCGGGGCGCCGTTGTAGACGTCCGTGTCGATCTTCACCGGGACCGCGTACTCGTTCGAGTCGTCGAGCGTGAGCGTGCGAGCGCCGCCGGTGCCTCGGAGCGCGCGCGTGCGCGCCGTGCGACGAGCCGGCACGCGCAGCGTGACCGTGTCGCCCAGGGCGCCGACGAACTCGTCCGCACGGACCGCGTCGGTCCAGACGGTGCGAGCCACGACGAGCTCGCGGAACAGCAGCTGGATCATCGTCTGACCGATGACCCCGACCTTCAGGAACTTGTTCGCCATTGCGGCTCACTCCTTCTTCTTCGTGAGCCGACGGCGGCTGCCGTCCGGCTCGTCTTCACATGCGTGGAACCGACTTCACGATCTCCGCGATGTCCGGGGTCGCGTCGTCGTCGGAGCCGGCACCGGTCTTCAGCTTCTCGCTCGGCTTCTTCGCCGGCGGCTTCTTCCCGTCACCGCCACCCTCGGACCCGTTGCCGCCCCAGGACTCGAGCAGCTCGTCGGCGTCAGCCTCGAGCTCCTCCCTCGTGGAGCCGTGGAGCCGCTTGGCCATGCCGGCCGTGAGCCCCTTCTCCGCTGCGATCTCGTACTTCAGCGACCTCAGCTCTGCCTCGGATGCACGCCTCTCAGCCTCCGTGACCTTGCTCGTCGCCTTTTCGAGCTCGCTCTTGTCGGCGTCCTCGAGGTCCTTGAGCTTCTTCGCCGCGTCGGCGTTCGACTTGGCGGTCGACTCGTGCTTGCGCGCGAGCGCCTTCCACTTCGCCGCCTCCGCTGCGTGATCGACCGTGTCGGTCGACGTTCCGCCCTCGGGCTTCTCGTCCGGCTTCTCGTCGGGCTTCTCCTCGGGCCTCTTGTCCTCCGGCATGGTGGTACCTCCCGTGTCGGGTTGCGGATCGCCTGTCGGCGGTCCGGGATCTAGCCGGCGCGGCTCTCGGCGAGCGCACGTCGGAACTCGTTCAGCGAACCGGTTCGGTCCCACAGCTCGCGCGCCGCGCGCGCGCCCGGGGTCCACTCTGTCTCGCGGTCGTACACCGGCTCGGCGGTGCACGCGCAGTTGTCGTGGGCCTGGAAGTCGGCGGACTCCTCGCCGTACACCGGGCCGCGGCTGGCGAGCATCTCGCAGAACGCGCAAGCGTTTCCCGAGGTCGCGCGCGCCCAGCCAAGCGCGGCCGTGTCGGCCTGCACCGACGCGAGGATCGTGCCGCGGCCGCCGTTTAGCGCGTGGCGCATGGCCGCCGCGGCCGACGTCGCCTGGGCGATTCCGATCGCTCGCTCGAGCGTCACGCCTCGCGACATGGCGAGCTTGATGGTGGCGGGCCCCGTGACCGTGAGGGACGTAAGCAGGGCTGCCCTATCGGAAGCGCCGGCGAGGGTCGGCTGGAAGGCGCCGGGCCCAAGCTCGAGCGCACGGAAGGCGCTCATGTAGCCGCCGGCGAGCGCCGCGGAGGACGCCCGCTGCTGGCTCACGATCGGGATCGCGACTCGCGTCCACCGTGCGACCGTGCGATCGAGATCCTTGGGGTCAAGCAGCCCCCATGCCGCGAGCATCTGCCGGATCGTGGTAGCGCCGATCCGCAGCTGCGCGCGGCGGTGTGCCTCGGTCAGGCGTCGAGCCTCTACCATGACGGCCATCAGACCGCAGCGCCCACCGCTGGCTGCTGGGAGGCCATGAGCTCCTTGAGGAGATTCTCGACCCCGCCGCCGGCCTCACGAATCGACTTCGCGCGCTCGACGTCCTGCCGCGTGAGCCCGGGCACCTTGTCCCAGAGCACCTCGACGGGGATGTCGAGCATCTGGGCGAGCTTGCCGAAGGCGTCAGCGGCCTGGGCCAGCGATCGCGACTCCATGTCGCGCCACACGACCTGGGCGCTGAAGTCCCCGGCGCCGGCCGTGTCGCCCATCAGGTGCGCCGCCATCCGCAGCACCTGCTCGTGCGACTCGCCGAACGTGTGCTTACGCTCTTGCCACTTGCGCGTCCGGCCGGCCTCGGCGGCGGCGAGGGCCTCCGCCGACAGGTTCACCATCTGGCCGAGCAGGTCCTGTGGCGGCGTCTGCGTGATGACCGCGAGATCGCGGATGTCGGAGTCGCGCGCCTCGATGTACCCACTCAGCGGCGTCGCCGGAAGCGTTCCGAACTTCGTGTCAGGGTCCTCGGCGACGAGCATGTCCTCGACCCGGAGTCGGATCTTCTCCGCGCGCTTCTCTGCGTCCGTCTCCGGCTGCGCCATGCCGGAGATGTAACGCACCACCCACGCGCCGAAGCGCTGAACGACAAGCCGGTCGAACGCGTCCTGGTCGATCCGCGCAGCGACGTCGATGTACGACTCCACCTCGCCGTCGGTGCGCCCCTCGAGGTCGATCTCGTTCGCGAATCGGACGACCGGGCACACGCCGGCGCCGTGCTCCTCGAAGGTGATGAACTCGAGACCGCTTCCCTGCCCGTCCTTCGCGTCGAACGTGTAGATCGCCGATTCGTCGTACAGGCGAAAGCGCCACTTCGAGGAACCATCGCGGGCACCGATCACGTCGCCGCGCAGGGCGAACATCGGCCACTCGTCGTCGGCCGGGTCCTGGTAGAACGCGAGCATCCGCCGCGCGCTCACTCCGCGGACCTTCGGGAACGGCTCGCCCGGCAGAACCGTGACGTAGCTGAGCCCGTGCGCCATGGCACTGCGGTGGATCGCGATCTGGCGCGCGTCGAGCCCGTTGGCCTGCCACACGGCCCACGACGCGGCGTCGTCAGGCTGGTCCGACCGGCGGTACCCCTCGACGTAAAGGCCCTGCGCCAGGGAACGCACCACGTACTTGAGCCACGGCGTCAGCGACCGCTCGCGCAGCTCCTTGTACTCGCGCGTCGTCTCTTTCGGCATCGTGGGCTTGTCGTTCGCGTCCAGCTTGCCGCGGTACCAGCGGTCGACGCGGTCGATCGACTCGTGCGTTGCGTGCCAGCTCGGGATGTAGGTCCTTGCGAGCTCGAAGGCGTCACCTGGAGTCATCACCATGCGACGCGTCCTCCCGCTTACCAGACCTTCCCGGAGCGCTTCTTCGATCGCTTGGCCCACGCCGGCGATGCGAGCACCAGCCGCCGCACGAGGCGCGCGCCGATCGCGCACACCGCGAGGTCGATCTTGTCCGGCGACTCGCGTCCCGTCTTCGAGATCGAGACGCCGTAGCGGTTCGGCGCGCGGCGCGCGTTCAGCACGTGGCGCGCGAGCCGCGGGTCACCGTCGTGAGTAATCGCTCGCTGGTTGATGTCGATCAGCAACCGCTCCGCGGCCTGGGTGAACTCCTGGACCCGGTGCCGCATGTCGAACGCGACCGCGTGTCGGTATTTGCCGATCGTCGCTTCGACGAGGAGCTGCTGGCCGAAGTCCTGCGCCCAGCCGTCGACGTACTGCTCGAACTCACGGACGTCCGCGAAGAACCCGACGACGTCGAATCGTTCGAACACCGCTCGCACTGTGCGATCGACGTCGACTCGGTCGACGCGCCAGTCCTCGCCCTGCGGCCCCTGGGGCTTCTCCCAGCATCCCAGCGTCCCCAGGTGCCCATCGGACATCCGGCAGCCGATCAGCCCCGTCGCGTCGTCGGAGATCGAGCCGTCGAAGAACAGCCCGATGGTCTCGTCGTCCTCGAGCGGGAGCTCGGGGTGCGCGCAGGCTTCCCAGTCCGGGTGGGTGGTCCAGGCATCGACGGCCGCCGTGGGCTGGTTGAAGAAGTAGCGTCGAGAGTCCTCGATGTCCTTCTCCACGTTCCAGAACTCCGCCTCGACGATCCCGCGGAGATCCAGCGCGTCGGCGAAGGGGCCGTACACCTCGCGCAGCGCCTCGACCATCGCGTCCATGTCGGTCAGGTCGACGTCGGCCGGTGCCTCCCGGTGATCGAAGAGCAGCCGCGTCTCGCGCGTCTTCCCCTCGCGGATCAGCTTCGCACGCTTGTGCAGCGCCTCGGCCACCGAGTCCTCGCCAGGCTGGTACATGGTCGACGTGAGCAGCGCCCACGGCTGGGAGTCCCGGCGCTTGCGAAGGTTCCGGTCGACCGTCTTGTACATCCGGCGTAGCTCGGGGTGCCGGTATAGGTGCGGCTCGTCGAAGGTCGCGAGCGTCTCTTTGCCGCCGTCCTTCGCGGCCGACGATGCGGTCGAGGGGCGGATCTCCCCGCCGTGCGGCAGGTACACGCGCGTGATTCCGGCGGCATCCTTCGGGAGGTCCTCACCGAGCGGACCGTCCGTCAGGTTGAAGTAGATGTTGTCGTACGTGTGGCCGACCTGGCCCTCTTCGGTCGCGAGGCACCGGATGAACGGGTAGGTGACCGCGCGGCCCATCGGCTCACCCGGGCCATACCGGTAGACGAAGTCGCGCCAGCGAAACGTCTCACCGCCCTCTGCCCAACCGGCGAAGCGCACGGGACCGAACGACTCGGCGAGACCGAAGAACGCGGCCAGCTCCGACTTCGACCGTCCCTTCGCCCGCGACAGGAACACCGTGTCGTAGAGTCGGCGACCCTCGGTCCCGTGGCAGTAGCAGTCCAACACAAGGCCGGCGAGCTCGTCGTCGAGCGGCAAGGCGTCGGCGCCGCGGCGCGGATCCAGCGGCCGACCCTCGACATCGCCGGGCCCGTGCACGCAGAACCACTCGATCCAGGCGAGCACCACGCCGAGCGAACGCTGCCGGTCATGCAGCGGCGATCGGATCAGGTCACGCATCTGCGGCGAGACGCCGCCGTCTGTCCTCGAGGTCGGTCACGCCCGGAGGCACCGGCGACGTCGTCTCACCGCCCGGCGGTGGCGCCGTGATGGACCAGCGCAGGGCGGCCGACGCCTTCGGGTTGAGCCCGAGCCGGTCGTCGCACTCGCGCATCTCCTTGAGCACAGCGATCTTCCCGCTGGCGAGGCGCTTCAGCGTGGAAATGATCCACTCGAGGTGGGAGACCATCTCGCGCTGATCCTCGATCCCCAGCAACTCGGCCAGGTCGAGCCGGCCGTCGAGCTCCTCGAGCGCGATCAGGTCGTCCTCGAGCGTGGCGCGCCGGGCGACGAGCGCGACGTCACCGCTCGACCAGCCCGCGGCTTGCGGCGTCGACCAGGCCCACTTCCACCAGGCTTTGCCGGCCTTGTCGAGCCGGACCCAGCGAGGCAGCCGCGGTGTCGGGCCTTCGCGGCCGGCGGCGGGGAGCTTCGTGGTTGGGATCGTCGGGGCATTGCGGTGTCGATGTTCTGGGTTGGGGAGTGGACCTCGGGGACCTGCCATTGGTGCGCCCCTCCGTGTCGGTGGGAGGGCAAGCCATGTCGGCCCGCCCATTATGGAAACTCCTACACACCGCGAGCTGCTATGCCGACCGTACATCTGTGCAGGTCAGCGGGGGGGTCTCCCCCACCCCCGCCTACAGCAGACCGGGATGCTTCTTCTCGTTCGCCGCCGCGCGCGCGCGCCTCGGCATCCGTACGCGGCCTCGCGCGATCTCAGCGCGTGTCTTCGTGTCGTGACAGCGCGCGCACGCAGCCTGACCGTTGGACTCGTCGTCGGTTCCACCTTCGGCGTGCGGGACGACGTGGTCGGCGATCGTCGCCTCGATCAGGCAGCCCGGCGCGCGCAGCTGGCACTCGTAGCCGTCTCGGCGCAGGATCCGCTTGCGTGTCGCCGCGGGGAATGCGCGCCGCGCGCGCGACCATGAACTCGATGATTCCGCCGGAATCACTCGGGCGTGCTCGTGGCCTCCGGCTCGACGGCCGCCATCGTGGGCCCCTCCTCCGTTGCCTCGGGGGCCGGGGTCTCAGATGCCGGGGGGGTATCTTCGGCCGGGGCGGGGGGTATCTCGACCGCGTGACTGATGCCGCGCGATGTCCCGTCCGGACGGGAAAAGCTCCCGCTCATCCCAGTGATCCCCTGGGCAGCCAGGGCGTCGATTGCGTCGTCGATGATCGCACCGACCTGAGCGCACTGCTCGGCGGTCGCGTCGTTGATGTGGCCGGACAGCGATAGGGACCAGGACATGCGAGAGCCCTCCTCGTGAGATCGGGGAAAGACGGAGGGCCGGCGCAATGCACCGACCCTAGTCCGACGCTAGCACGAGATCCGCGCCTCTGCTGGTAGCGAGGAACGAAGGGCTGTCCGAAATCAGGGTTGGTTAGGGTCGAGGGTGTAGTTCGTGCGATCGCGGATGCTCTCGTATGCAGCTTCGTCCAGCCAGTGGCACCACAGGTTCTTCAAGGGGTGCCGCAACCGCTTGCGGGGAATCGGGTTCGTCGGGTACCAGCTCGACACCTCGACCGCTCGCACGCGCTTGGACGGGAGATCATGCTCATGTCCCATCGTACGCAGGATCTCGACACCCTCGAGCACGGGGTGCAGGTCGGTGTCGGTGGAGGCGATGACGATGTAGTCGTAGAAGCCCCACGCGGCGCACACCATCACGTCTGTGCCCAACTGGACGTCGATCCCCTTCTCCTGGGCGGCCGTTCGAGGCCAATCGGCCGGGTACCGCAAGGGCCGGAGCTGGACGTTGCATCCTCGCGCACGCCAGAAGGCGGCTTGGCGCTGCGTCGCAGCGTGTGCCATCGGCTGCTGGTTCGGACCCGGCAGGCCGCGATAGACCCACACCTTCTCGAGCTGCCGAGGCGGACTTCCTTTGGCGATCCGACTGGCAATCAGCTCGCCAAAGGCCCAGGGGTCGACGTGCCCAGAACTGGCTGGGTCCTTGTCCTTGTGGAACGCTCGGCGCGCGTCGTTGTAGAGATTCCGCTCGTCGATGAAGACGGCGACCCTGTGCGGCTCGGTACTCACGGCGGCTCCCTCCCGCCGGGCCGCAAAAACAAACCCCGGCAGTTCGCTCACGCGAACGCCGGGGAGGATTGCGGCCCGGACCTTACGTCACCGAGGGGCCTTCGTCAAGCGTCTCAACTCTGACCCAACAGGGACAATCCTTCCCCTTTCGGACCGGGGGAAGAACGGTCCGACCTGGGACCAGGCTAGCACTTCGGTCGGATGACTGCCAGGGTTACAGCGATTATCAAGGGGTTTTCCCTCATTGGACCCTGCACCACACTTGACGACTCCGTTATGCTCGCGGGCAGCAACACGCGCAGCGTATAGCCGACTCCGTCAGGCCCGCGAGCATAACGGAGTCCGCGCGAGCCCCTCTTCTAGGCCATCAGGCCGAGCTCAGCGAGCACCTTCTCGTGGGAGATGCGCTCCTCCGGGTGCAGCTGGTCGTACAGGATCGCGGCCTGGTCCTCGAGCTCTTCGACGCGATCGAGCATCGCCTGGTAGCGCTCGGGGCTGAGGACGACCGCGACAGGCCGGCTCCTACTGAGCAGCACAACCGGCGTCTCGTGCGCCTTGGCCGCGATCTCCTTCATCTTCGCGCGGGCCTCGGTAATGGGGAACGTGGCGTCCATGGAATCCTCCTCTTGGGAAGGCATCCTACCACCAGCCGTACGTCTGTCAATACGTTTACATGACTCGTTGTGAGTACGGCTTGACGTACGTTTGAACGTACGGTAATATGGGGGCATGAGCACATCCGGGACACCGAACCCACGCCCTATCGTTTGGGCCGGGCGCACGCTGCGCCTCTTGAAGCGCATCCCGCAGAACCACCAGAAGCGCATCGTCAGTCGCGTGGAGGACCTCGCCAAGAACGGGACCAGCGCCGAGCACCTCGTTCCCCATCTGCTTCAGCTGAAGGGCGACTTTGCGGGGAACTGGCGGGCCAAGGTCGGCGACCACTACCGCGTCGTGTTCGCCATGGAGCCCATCCCGGCCGAGAAGCGCGTGCAGGACGGGCCCACCGAGACCCTCGTGGTCAAATGGGTGGGGACGCGGGAGAACGTTCCCTACGACTAGCCGTTCTCGGCCCAGTCGTTTACCGCGCGGTGCGCCGCTCCTCGAGCGCGCGCGCCTCGTTGTGCCGGGCCTCGTCCTTCGCCTGCTTCGCGACCCGCCGATCGGCGAGAGCCGAGGCCTTGGTACGCGGTCCGTTCCCCCCACACCGCGCGCACCTGACCACGTCTTCCGTCGGCGCGCGCCCCGAGCCGATCTGCTCGCGGATCCGCGCAGCCAGGCGCCCGATCTCCTTGCGGACCGCGTCCTGCAGGACACGGAAGCCCTCGGTGTCGTGGTCGGCCGGGAGCGTGAACTCGCTGCCGCCGCTCACGCGCCCCGACTCCGGCTGAACGCGCCCCGGCTCGGCGTGCCAACCAAGCAGCGCGACCGCCGCGCGCAGATCGTGCAGCTCGGCGGGCTCGTGAAGGTACTCGTTGGGGCGCATCCCACAGACGACGCACTCGCCGCGGCGGAGCTTGTGGATGCAGACGTCGGCTCGTCGGCTCACAGGACGCGGTCCTTGCACCAGTCGCACCACGACGGCAGCCACTCGTGAATGCAGTGCACCTCGGGGGCCGCGATCGCGCACGTCCCGAATCGGCGCACGGATCGGTCAACCAGCGCGCGCGGACGTGGCCTGCGGCGCGGCCGGCTCGGGGCGCGCAGCAGACAGGGGAACCCCAGCAGGCTTCTCAGCGCCCTCCCTCCTCGGCAAGCTCTTGCAGTCGGAAGACCAGCCCCGCGCCGCACAAGAACGCCAGCACGACGACCAGGACGAAGCAGACGACCCGCACGGCGAAGACCAGGCCCGTGAACACTTGGAGGCTGAGCAGAACCATCAGGACGAGGTCAGAGAGGAGCGTCCACCATGTGATGCTCCGGGGCTTCACGCCTTCACCTCCGTGCGGATGGTGCCGTCGCCCAGGACCTCGAAGAACTCAGGCGTCCAGCGCGCCTCGACGTCCTCGCGCCCTTCCCTCGGGTTGGCCTGGCACCACTCGAGGTCAGAGAGGCAACGCCAGAGCCCGCGCTCGCCGGCGTCGACGTCAAAGTCCATCGAGGAGCCGCAGCGCGCGCAATGGACACCTTCGTCGACGACCGTGGGCGCAGAACTGCCGGTCGGCGCAGAACGCTCGTTCCCCGTCATCGGACCGCGTCCTTGTCCTCGATCAGTGCGCGCACGCGGGCGTGCTCCATGAGGTCATCGACGAGGATGTCGAGGTCCGGAACGACCTGACCAACCCAGCCGCAGTCGCATCGCCCCTGGAACCATCCGTCCGCCCTTGCGTCGAGACACTCCGGGTCGCACATGTGCGGAGGCGCAGAAGCCTTGTTCGCAGTCACGCCTTCACCTCCGTGGGCCAGATCGAGCTCCACTCCGACCACGCGCGCGCGCCGTTGTTCCAGTAAAAGGGCTTCGAGACCGAGCCGAGCGTGTAGGTGTTGTGGTCGAAGCGGTTGTTGCGCGAGGTGAAGATCGCGTTCGAGCCGACGTCCTGGACTGCGCCCGAGTGGCCGGAGCTCAGCTTGATGACGTTGTCGTGCACGCGCACGTTCTGGACGAGGTAGGTGCCCTGGTTGCCCGAGCCGCGGTTTTGCTGGATCAGCCCGATCGCGTTCGCGTTGCCATCGAGGGTGTTGCCGTAGATGTCGATGCCGGTCCCGCCGCTTGATGCGATCTGGATGCCGGAGCCCCAGAGCCAGTCGCCGCGGTCGTAGCCGTTCTGGGTGATCGTGTTGTTGCGGATCGTCGCCGAGTAGCTGATCTCGTGGAAGATGCCGGCGTCGGCGTTGTGGGTGACGGTGTTGCCTTCGATCAGGGTTCCGGTGTTGTCGTGGTCGGTCCACAGGCCCGGGCCCCAGTTGTCGTGGACGTCGTTGCCGCGGAGCACGAGGTTCGTGGTCGACCAGAACTTCGAGCCGCCGGCTTCCCAGCCGTAGGAGTACTCCTTGAGCCAGTTGTTGAAGGCGACCTCGTTGTCCTCGAATGCGATGTCGGCGCCCTTGGCCTTGATTCCGATCTGGTGGTTGTGGTGGACGTAGTTGCCGATGGCGTGCGTTCCTGGGCCTGCGTAGATGCCGCCGGCGGCGTTGTGGCGGATCTCGTTCGACTCGATCAGCCAGCCCGTCGCGTTCTTGGAGCTGATCGCGCCCTCCTGCTTGGCGGACTTGAAGTGCTCGACGATCAGGCCGTGGATCTGCACGCCCTTGGCCGAGCCGGTGAAGGCGTAGGGGGTGGAGTCCGAGCCGGTGAGCAGCGCGCCGGGCGCGCCGACGAAGCTCTGGCGGTCCTTGGGGACCAGGGAGCTGGTGACTTTGTAGGTGCCGGCGGCTAGGTCGAAGCGCATGCCGGCGGGGTAGTTCGCGATCGCGGTGCTGAGGGAGGCGCCAGCCTTCAGCTGCACGCCCGAGCCGGTCGGCGTCGGGGAAGGTGACGCCGATGCGGTCGGAGTGGGTGTCGGGGTGCCGCAGTCGACCTGCGCACCGGCGAGGGGAGCGTTGAGGCTCCCCACGAACAAGCCGCCGATCGCGATGCTGCACGCCATGATCCCGACGACCAGCAGCTTCAGGTAGGTCAGTCGCTTGATGGTCATCCGGCCCTCCCGGATCCGACGGTGGCGGGGATCTCGCGGTGCTCACGGAGGCTCTCCATGCTCGGGAGCTCGGCGAAGCGCGCGCCGCGCTCGCTGTTCCAGTCGGCGCGCACGCTCGCCATGGACGGTAGGCGCGCGCCGCAGTCCGGGTCGACGCATCGCTTCGCGTCGACCGAGTGCGGGGCACCGCAGCCCGGGCATCGCTTCGGCAGGTTGAGCAGGCCGCGGAGCTTCGGCTTGGCCTTGCGACGCTCGTCGAGCACCGCAGGCCGCCTGAAAGCACGCGTCAACGGGACGGTCTCGGTGCCGCCGTCGGTCGTCGCCTGCACGAACGAGCCGAACGGCAGCACCTGGACGATCTCGAGCGGTTGGGGCGCGACGTCGCGGAGCTTGTCGAGCGACTTCACGAGCACGCGCTGGTGCTCGTGGGGATCGCGGCGATCGCAGTAGAGGCATCGCTTGTCGCTGGTGCGCCAGACGCGCGCGCGCGTCTGCTTCTTGCGCTCGCGCAGTGTCTCGCGCATCCGGCCGAACAGACCAAGGACCGGCTTACTCATGGGAGGACCCTCCATCGGACGACGACGTGGCCTTTCGAGAGGCGCGCGACACGAGCGAACGCAGCCCGCGAGAGATCGAGGCAGCGGCCAGTCCAAGCAGCGGGACCGCGATCAGTGATTCGGACCACGACGCGACGCCGGCCGCGCGCGACCACCACTCGCGTCCCGAAGGCAAGGGTTCGGTGGGCAGCGGTGAGACGAGCCGGATCGAAGGGGGCGCCGCTGGCGGTGAGGTGACCGGCCAGCTCAGCTCCGTACCACGAGGCCTCGCACGAACCTCCGGCTCCGCGGGGCGCTCCCACGGTTCGGCGGCGCAGTGGGGACACCAGCGTTCGTAGATGGGCGCGCGATGCCCGGGGAACCGCACGATCTTCCAGAACAGGTCCTGCGAGGGGTTCCCGCAGCGTTCGCAGCGGCGCAGGTTCGGGTCTAGGTCCGGCGTCAGCGCCGGCTGCAGCGGCGACGATGATGACGAGGGCGATGGCTCGACGCCGAAAGGAGCGGGGTTGGTCACGGACTCACGGAAGCTCCCTCGTGCGTCGGACTGGAAACGAGCTGTTCGCTGTAGGCGCGGATCTCGACGACGATGCGGGGATTCACGCGCGGGCCGTCACCGACAACAGTCCAGTGGCAGTCGCGCACCAGGCGGTCGTCGGCCCACACGCCGGCTTCGGTGAGGGCGTCGAACAGCTCCTTCTGGAGGTTGTCGCCGTCTGCGACGCGCGTGCCCCGGTGCCACAGGAGCACGCGGACGGAGAGCGCTCCGGTGAGGCCGCGGCGCGCGCGCTTGGGGATCACGAGCTTGAGGTCCTCGCGGAACTGCCGGCGGTCGGCGAGCTTCTCGGGCTTGGAGACGCCGACGCGGCCGCCGCGCCCGGGGATGTTCACGTGCAGGCAGACGTGGGGCAGCGGGTTCACCGGGACGTCGATGCGCACGAGCTCGCTCACGCAGCGATCACCTCGAGGCCCCGACGTAGCGGTGCACGGTGCGCTCGCTGACGCCGAGCGCGAAGGCGATGCGGCCGAGGGGAACGCCTGCGCTCTTCATCCCGATCGCGCGCTCCTTCGCGCCGACCCCCCCCCTTGCTTGTTGCCGTGGTCCACCAGGTGGGGGGCGAGCTGCTCGAGCGTGGTCACGCCTTCGAGCCCGAGCTTGCGCGCGACGGTCTCGATCGAGTTCACGTGCATCGGGTCGATTACCGAGCGACGCGGTGATGTTTTCTTTTCATCACCGCGTCGTTTGGTAATGGCTTTTGCATCATGGGTGGGGGACGCCGGCGGAGTCGGGCGCGCTTCTGGCACGGTCCGACCCCGGCCGGCCGCCTGGGGCTTCTTCGGCCGCCAGGACCAGCCCTGCGCGCGCATCTGCTCCGCGACGTAGGCGATGTTCCCGGCGTTGTAGCCGGTCGCCTCGGCCAGCTGCGCCGGTGTCGCATCCGGCGCGCGCAGGATGGCGCCCCAGATCGCGCGGACGCCGGCGGGGTTGGGCCGGCGCATCAGCGGGCCCACCAGGGCTCGGCCTTCGGATCAGCCGCAGCAGGTGCCCGAGGGGAGACCGCGTGATGGGTCACGTCCTCGCACCGCGAGTAACGAGGCGCAGCGCGATGCCGGCCGTGGATCGTCACCGTTTGGACCGGCGTTTCCGCGATCCAGCCATCGCAGTCCTCGTCGTGGGCGACGCGGACGAACACGCCGCCGACCTCGACCAGGGCGGGTGATTCCGGCGGAATCATGCCCGGCTGGTGGCTCACGGCTGCTCCTGGTGAACCGCGACGTCGCCGTCGACCCGCGCGCGCGTCTGGGCGGGCCAGTCGAGCCGGAACCCGCTCGGCAGCACGATCTGGATCCGGAAGCCCTTGGGCAGCGGCTGCAGCTCCTCGAGGCCCTCGACGTGGAGCCAGACGTGGGCGTTGCCGTCGACCTCGTGGGTCACGTGCATCTCGGCGGGGATCCGCGGGGCGCTTGCGCGCAGCATCGCGGCGCCCGAGCCGAGCACCAGCACCGCGGCGATCGCGGTCGCAACCAGCGCGCGCGCCTGCACCATCACTTGGCATCCCCAGGAGTGGCCTCGTCTTCTACGAGGACAGCGTTCTTCAGGTGATCGCACATCGGCACCGTCGCGCGTTCCCTCACTCGAACGCACCGTGTGCCCTCCGGGTCCACGTAGACCTCGCCGTCGATGCGGACGACAGAGCGCACCCGGCACAGAGGGCAGACGGCGCGGATCAGGGCGACCCTCGTCACCGCGCGCGCCTCCGATCCGCGTGGTCGATGTGCACGGGCGCGCCGGCCATGTCCGCGAGCCGCGACACGACGCGCTCTCCGACGCGCTCGCCGAGCTCGCGAGGCTTCACGTTGGTGGTGACGAACATGGGTCGCCCCTGCGTCCAGCGCTCGTCGACGATCTCGCCCAGCTGTTCGAAGACCCACTCCGAGGGGGCCGTGACGCCGAGGTCCTCGAGGAACAGAAGCTCGGCGCGCTGGCAGCGGCGCAGCAGCTGCAGGTGCTCCTCGGGGTCCGCCGCGCGCAGCTGCTGCAGCAGGTCGCTGACGCGGAAGGCGCGCATGCCGGTCTCGGGGCGCGCCAGCGCGATTTCGCGCCAGGCTGCCCAGGCCTGGTAGCTCTTGCCGGCACCGACCGGACCGATCAGGACCAGCGACGTGCGGATCCCGGTCAGGAACTTCGCGGTCCACGTGGCCACGGCCGCCTCGTCGCCGAGCGAGGCCGCGACGAACTCGGCGGGGATCTGCTGCAGGAGCTCGTCGGTGCGCGACTGGCGCGCGCGCTCGGCCTCGGCGGCCTGGTCGGCCTCGATCGCGGCGGTGCAGGCGTCGCAGCGGTTGCGCCCGATCACCGAGCGGCGGCCCTCCTCGCGGCTGCCGGCGGGCGCCACCAGCACCGCGGCCTCGGTGGTGAACTCGGCGCCGCACTCGACGCAGGAGCGCGTGACCGTCTCGAGCTTGGGGATGATTGGGTTCACCAGCTCGCCTCCGCGTAGTCCTCGCGGTCGTAGTCGGCGCGCGCAGCCTTCGAGACCCGGGCCTGGCCGTTGGCGCCGCCGAGCCGGCGCAGGTGCTTGCGGAAGGCGCGCGCCCCGAACTCGTCGCCGGCGGCCGCGGCGGCCGCGCGCTTGCAGAGCTCGACCGGCCAGCCCGCCTTGAGCTCATTGGCGACGAGCGAGGCGAGCTCGCCGATGTCGGTCGGCGCGCGCTCGGATCCGAACCTCGCACCGAACGCGTCGACGTAGTGGGCGATGACTCCCGACGCGTCGTCGCGGTCTCGCGTCTCCGGCGGGTTCGAAGAACCCGTAAGTTCTTTGGGTTCTTCCTTGGGTTCCTGTGGAACCGTAGGCGACAGTTTCGGGGAACCGACGTTTACAGTTTGTGGCTCCAAACCGTCGTGTGGGGTGACAGTTTCCGCCTCGATACTGTCGGCCCTGGTGACGGTATCGGCGCTCAAACTGTCGCCTCGCTTGACAGTTTCCGCGCCGGCGGGCGATCGGGTAACTGGCTTACCCACGCCCCTCGACGCCCGCTTACTGTCGTCTGCGGTGACAGTTTCCGAGCGCGAGTCGAACACGACGGAGCACTCCGGGAACGCGAAGCGGTACCGCGCCGGACGACCCCGGCCGCCACCTTCGGCGACCATCACGAGGAAGGCGTCTTCGAGGAGCCGGCCTACCGCGCGCGAGACGCTCTGGCGGGTGACGCGGGCCTTGTCGGCGAGCCGGTGCAGGCGCATGAAGAACTCGTTGCGGTTCTGGTCGTTGACCGAGTCCGCGATCGCCAGGTGCACCTGGAAGGTGGCGCCCTCGTACGGTGAGTGGCGGTAGACGTAGCCCACAGCCTCGGCGCTCACGCGAGATCTCCGTCGGCGGAACGAGGGGCGGCCGGCGGACGCTCGCCGGGTGCGGCCCTACCCTGCGGCCTGGCCGGCCGCCCCTCGTTCCAGCGCTCGAGACGTTCGTCGCGCGCGATCCCCGCGAGGAGCGCCTGCTCGAATACCGAGCCCTCGGGCGCGATGTCGTACGTGAAGAACTCGGCGTCGTTGCGGGTGCACGTGATCCGCCCGGCGACGCGACCGTGCTGGTCCGGCTCGAGCCGGACCACGACGGCCGTCAGGCCCGCCTCCGCCTCGACGATCACGCCGAGCGGACCGCGATGCGTCTTGACCGTGGGCGGCATCCGTCCGTCGCGTCCGGGCTTGAGCCCCGTGACACGGACGGTGCCGCGCGCGCCCTTGAGCGGAATCACGTGTCGACGCGCTCCTCGGGTTCGATGGCGTGAATGGCCAGCTCGTGGGCAGTGGGGTTGTAGCCCTGGGTGACCAACCACTCAAACACCTGCGTGGTCCATCCCCCCATCACGCGCCAGGCGGCCACGAGCTGCGCCCGGTACTGCCAGAGCACGTGCGCAAGAACGACGCGCGCGGGCTCGACGGCGATCCGTTCGTTCAGCAGCCCGATGACCTTGTCGCCGTCCAGATCGCTCTCGACGTCGGGAACGTCGACGGCGAGCAGCTTCAGAACCGGAACGTAGTGCTCGGGATCGAGATCGACTTGCAACCAATAGCCGACGAACAGGCTCAGCGGTGCGCTCGGGACGCGACCTTCGACGTGGCGCGAGAGGAGCTCGGGCACGAACGTGTCGAAGCGGTCGAGCGCCTCCGCGCGCGCGCGCTCCTTCGCCTTCTCACGAGCCTCAGCCGCCGCCTCGTCCTCCGGGTCTTCGTCGATGCCGAATACCGTGGACGGGTCGAACCCGTGCCGTGCCGGCTCGGTGCAGACGAAGTAGGCGAACGCCTCCCCGTAGTTGCCCTCGGGGATCCAGACGGCGTGGCAAGGCTCGGATGCGTGCTCCTCGATCGAGGGCATCCCGCCCTCGACGTCGGAGGGGTCGAGGAGCTCCCAGGCGTGCCGCTTCTGGCCTGGCATCTGCATCACCGTCGAACGCCAGGCGTCGAACGCCTCGCCGTCGGCGTCCTCCTCGGGGGACTCGACGACTCGGATGCCATCCTGGGCGAACTTCACCCGGAGATTCCGGCGGTGGACCTCGCGATCGCGGCGCTGGATCGCCTCGTTGATGCGCCAGGGCTGCGCGCCGGCCTCGACGATCTTCTCGATCTCAGCACGCCCGTCGGCGGTGTCGGCGAGCTTCGTCAGGTCGAGCGCCGTCTCGAGCGTCAGCTCGTTGGTCTCGATCGCCTTCAGCGCGCGCTCGGGGAGCTCGAGGAGCTGAACGCGCTTGGAGACGTGCGACTGCGAGCGGCCGATGCGGCGGGCGATCTCGCGCTGCTTGAGCCCCACGAGCTCGAGGCGCTGGTAGGCGACGGCCTCTTCGACCGGCGTCAAGTCGAAGCGCTGCAGATTCTCGATCAGCATGATCTCGATCCGCGCGCGGTCGTCGAGCTCGCGCACAATCACCGGGACGTGGGTCAGCCCGGCCTTCTGCGCCGCGGCGTGGCGCCGCGCGCCCGCGACGATCCGGTAGCGCATCGGCTCGGTGTCGAGGATCTCCGTGACGATCAGCGGCTCGAGGATGCCGACGGCCTCGACGGAGGCCGCGAGTTCGTCGATGCCCTGCAGCTCGCGGCGGATGTTGTCGTTCGCCGGCTCGACCAGGTCGAGCTTCGCCTGGACGATCACCGGGAACAGCGACGCCTGGTCCCCGCTCATCGACAGGCGTGCCTTGGCGTTGCCGTGGGGTGCCATCAGTCCTCGTCCTTCGAGCCCAGCACCACGGCGATCGCGTTCGCCAGCGCGCGCTCCTTGGACCGCGGGCCCGAGCCGGCCAGCGCGCGCGCGCACACCGTTGCTACCTGGTCGAGCCGGTCGTTGAGCTCCCTGATGCGTCGGGTGAGCCGCTCAATCTCGCGCACCTGTCTGCGGATGCTCGTCGACTTAGTGACGACTCCCGCTTCGAGGCGGGTGACCTCGAGCTGAGCCCGAGCGGCGAGCCTGATGACGGCGCCGATCTCTGTCCCGTTGAGAGTGAGATCAGGTCGGGGACCATATCCGCTCGTCAAGACGGCCTCGAGGGCGCCCTGCTGTTCGTCGTCGAGGCCGTCGATCCGGATCGTCATCGCTCTCCTCCTCAGCGCGCGCGCCGCGCGTCCTTGTCCTGGACCGGGGTCGTGGTGACGGCGCCCACGCGCGCGAACGCGATGCGCTGGCGGATGCCGTTGGGCTTGCGCTCGACGCCCGATCCCGTGCAGTCGAGCTCGAGCACCATGCGGATCCGATCGCCCTCGGCGGGCTTCCAGTCCGCGTCGATCGAGATCTCGCCCTGCAGCACGCCGCGGAGCTTGATCGCGCCTGCCTGGATTCGTCTGGCCATCAGTCGCCCCTCCTTCGCGCGTCGTCGTGGGCGGCGATCGCTGCGGCGCTGAACCAGCGCATCACCGCGATGCGGCCGTCCTCGGTCATCTCAGGCGTGGTGAGCGCCTCGATCACGGTCACGACCGCGGCGCGGTCGCGTTCGTCGTTGAGGTCGACGCCGAAGCGCCCGAGGATCTCGCGCGCGGAGGTGATGCCGGCGTGTCGCTGCTCGCGCGTCCAGCCGGCGAAGTGCTGCATCTCGAGGTGGCCACGCTGGCGCTCGATCGCACCGATGACGCGGTACTGGATGTCACCCACGCGCGTGCTCCCGACGGGTGAGCGTGGCGGTCGACCTTGGGTCGGGTGCGGCATCCGACTGTCCTTGACGCTGGTGCGCGAGGCGACGGATCGCAGCCAATGCCGCTCGCCGCGCGCGCGCAGGCCGACCTTCACGGCTGGAAAGACCGCTAGCCACGCTCACCCGTCAGAACACCGCCTTGAAGGCCGCGATGATCCCGAACCACATGGCGGCGCACAGAGCGATCACGATCGTCCAGCCGAGCAGCTGCCCGATCACGTGGCCGATGCGCTCCCAGCGCGCGCGCCGTCGCACCTTGGGCCAGTCGTCGCCGTGCACGAGCTGACCCATGCGCTCGACGGAGGGGTCGCCCTGGTTCACAGGGGGCGCATCCCTTCGAGCGTGCGCACGTGGCGCACCATCTGCTCGCGCTCGTGGTCGAGGACCTCGAGCAGGCACGCGCCGCAGACGATGTCGTGCTCGCGCGGAGCGTAGCGGACGACCCACTCGACCGGCTCGTCGCAGACCCGGCCGTCACCCTTCACGCGATCGCAGGTCACGCGCTCGCCTTCCTGGGCTCCTCGAGAGCCAGGGCCTTCTTGTGCTTGTAGACGGCCTGCGTCGAGATCCGCAGTCGAAGGGCGACCTCTCGAACGCTCTTTCCCTCGTCGAGGAGTTTGGCGACTCGAGCACGGGAGCGGCCTCCCGCTCGTCCACTACCGTTTGGTGGCGCCACGGGTCAGGAGTATCTACCCCCAAATGGTAGTTGTCAATGAGGGTTGTCAACGGTGGTGCTTGTATGGTAAGACCACTGGCAGCAACCGGTTGTCAACCTGAAAGGGTCGGACGTGCTTCCTGAGATCCAGCACGACAGGCGTGAGTTCGGGGCTCGGCTGCGAGAGGCCCGCCGCGCGCGCGGCTATCCCCCTCACCTCGTGGCGGAGTTCGCGCAGATTCAGCAGGAGACCCTGCGGCGCTTCGAGGCCGGTGAGCGATCGCCGAAGCTCGAGACGGCCATGCGACTGGCCGCCGTCCTCGGGATGCCGCTCGAGGATCTGCTCCCGACCGACTACCGCGATCGACTCCGTCCGCCAGCTGCGGTGTTGGAATGGTTCAGCCGGCGCGCGGGCGTCCCCGCGGGCGTGCCGGCGGAAGAGGACGCGGGGAACGCTGGTACCAGCCGCCGCTCCTCAACCCGGTCCCATCCCAACACGACACGCGAGGCGCGCGGGGTCACTCGTCGCGCTGACCAGGCGAAGCGTCAGCGTGGAAAGGATGGTCGGGAAGGGGGGGTCCCGAAAACCCCCGCTCTGCCTGCGGCGATGCATCAGGCGGCGGCGTGATCCTGCGAACTTTCGCCGCGCGCGCGCACAAAGGGCTCGCGTCGTGAGAGCGTCGGCCGGCGCGCGCATGTTGCGCCACGTCGAGGCGGTCCCGACGCCGGTTGGCTGGATCGCCTACGTCGTGATCGTCGAGTACGACCGCGCCAGCCGCACCGAGGAGAGCGTCCGCGACACGGTGCGGAGCTTGCTCGACCAGCTCGTCGAGCGCGTCAACGAGTACCCGGACGACCTCCACGCGATGTGGAGGCACGAAGCCTGAGCACCGCCGTCGAAGGGTTGGGGTGTTCAGAAGCGATTTCTTTCCCAACAAGTAGGCCCGCACCGGCGAAACGACAGGGGTGTAACTCGTTGTCCCTGGTCAATGGGGGTGGAGAGTGTCAGCGGCCGTTGCTACCGTGCGCCCATTCGAACATACGTTCGAGTCCTGCTGTGGGCACCGCGCAGCGAAGTCGGTGCCCAGGAGCCGTCTGCGCACCATGGAACGGTCTGCCAAGAAGCTCGATGCCCTCCTCCTGGCGTTCACCGCCTACATGGCGGATCGCAAGCCGAAGCCGCTCTCGAGGGAGACGCGCTACAACTACCGGGGCCGCGTCGGGCGCGCGATCGCCGAGGCGCAGAGGGGCGGGCACAGCCTGCTCGCCGACGACGTTCGCACGCTGCGCTTCGTGCTCGGTCGGTTCCCGCCGCACCCCACGACCCAGACCGGCTACATCTCGGCGATCCAAGCCTTCTACGACTTCCTGATGGTTCAGGGCCTGCGAAAGGACAACCCCGCTCGTCAGATCGGCCGGCCGCCGATGCTCAAACACGCCCCCCGGCCACTCCCCGAGGATGCGTGCTTCCGGTACGAGCAGGCGGCGATAGAGCTCGGCCTCGTGTACGAGACGATCGCGGCCCTCGGGCTCTACCAGGGATGGCGCCGTTCGGAGATCCGCCTGTCGCAGTGGTCGTGGTTCTTCGCGGCCGACGGTCTCCTGTGGGCCGACGTCGTCGGTAAGGGCGCGAAGGTTGCGCGCGTGCATGTCCACGATCGCACGGCGAACCTGCTGCCCCGCCTACGAGGGGCGCACAACGATCCCGTCTGGCTGCTCCCGTCCCCACTGCGCCACGGAGCCGCGATCAGCGGCACCTGGATGTCGGGCGCGCACCATCGGATCTGCGAGGTCGCGGGGATCCCGATCGAGACGGCGCTGCACCAGCTGCGTCACTCCTACGCGACCTATCTCCGCCGCGCCGGCGCCGATCAGGCCGTCGTGCAGCTCGGGCTCCGTCATGCGGATCCGAAGTCGACAGCGATCTACATGCAGGTCTTCCCCGACGAGCTCGCGCGCGCGCACAACGGACTGAGGTACCGCGCTGCGGGGGAGAAGGAGGCGCCGTGAGCGTTCAGGTTGTTGTGGCCGGCCTCGTCGGGTCGGTCGTGGGGTCGATCGCCACGCTGGCGTGGATCGTGTCGTGGGCGCGCCGCGCGCGGCGCCAGCCCGCGTGGAGGCCGTGATGCAATACCGAGGCGTTCGCGTTGGTCGCCGCGTCGTGAACGGCACACCCGTCGCGAGTGGTGAACCCCCGAGGCTGGCGGTGGAGGAGGGAGAGGACGCACGCAGCGAGCCGCCCTCCTCCCCGCCGGCCGACCCGATCTGCGCGTACTGCGACGAGGGGATCGACCGGCCGAGCAGCCGCGCGCGCCGCAACCACGAGGGTCGCATGGTTCACCGTCGACCGTGCTCGTGGCAGCCCTATCTAGTCGGAGGAGTCCCGTGAAGAAGCTCTTGTGCATGCTGGTCCTGGTCCCGGCCTTGGCTCAGGCAGCCCCGCAGCCCACCGTTTCAAGTCCCGGGTATGGACAGCCCATCTACCGCGTGGGCGATGACGCCGCGATCACCTGGTGCGTGGATGCGCCGGCCGACGTCTACGCCTTCTCCTTCGTCAGTCCGCAGCAGAACACGGTGGAGGCCCGGTGGGACCACGGCCTCGTCGCGTCACGCGAAACGCCGGGGTGTGGTTCCTTCGCCCACTACGTTCGAACGGGTACCTACCGCACCTACCTCTGCGCGGTTGAGCCGGGAGAGCCCTGCGGCGATGGCGGCGCCGTTTGGGCGGGGACCACCATCGTCTTGCCCGCTTGACCTGCCCGTTTCGTCGCCTTAGCCTCGGCCGAGGTGAAGCCGAGGGAGGAATCCGATGGCGCTGCCGAAATGGCGAAAGCTCACGTGGGTGTTCGTGATCGTGCAGGTCCTCTTCCTGGCCTGGATCATTGGCGGCCTGGCCGCGTCCGGTAGCAGCTGCAGCGGACTCAAGGGCGACGACCTCGATTTCTGTCAGGCGGGCGAGGCTATCGGAGCGTCCATCGGTGTCGGCATCATCGTGTTCCTATGGGTCCTCGTCGACATCATCCTTGGGATCACGTGGCTCGTAACGAACAAGAAGAAGACGCGCGAGTGCCCCGTCTGCGGCACCGACGTGAAGAAGGGCGTCATCGTCTGCACGAACTGCGGGTACAACTGGGCGACGGGCGCGCGCCCCGAGCCGACGACCTGAGAACGCCAAGACGCCCCCGGCCGGAGCCGGGGGCGTCGTCATGGGTGAATCCTTTTCACGCCGCGCGCAGGCGCTTGCGTCGCAGGCGCTCGATCTCCGTCGCGATGTCGATCACGCCGTCCTTGTGGCGCGGCGTCGACTGCCAGGTCGTGTGATCGTGCACGTTCTCGACGGTGCCTTCGGCTCCCATGTGCACGAGCGGCTCGCCGGCGTCGACCTTGCGGCCGCGGCGCAGCCCCTCCACGAGGTTGAAGCCGTGAGCATGGAACGACCAGCGGTCGACGATCAGGCCCGACTTCCGCTTGTAGCGGTGTCGCATCAGCACCTGCGCGTGGCCGTAGAAGTAGCCGCCGGCCGAAACGTCCCAGACGACGCCGAGGTCCTCGACCCAGCCGTCGTACATGTTGACGATCAGCGCGCCGGCGTGGCCGGCGACGTTCGGCTTGACGTCGCAGCCGGCGTGCATCGGCACCCACCGCGCGCTCCCGTGCTTGCGGCCGGGTGAGTAGGAGCCGCCCGTCGGCTTGTCCCCTTCCCAGGTGTAGGCGGTGTCGGTGGCCGGTCGTTTGATCCCGCCCTTGGGACAGGGGTGCGATTGGAGCGTGGGCATCGGGGGTCCTCTCGTTGTCAGGCCAGGGCAACCTCGTACTCGGCGCTGATGCCGCGCCGTGGGTGCGCGTACAGCAGCCACTGCATCGGCTCACCGGCGGCCGCGAGCTGCTCGAGCGCGTAGGGGTTGTGCGACTCGGTCGAGCCGTTCCCGTAGATCCGCAGCCCGTTGAGGTACATGCGGTTGGGCGTGTGGAAGTGGCCGTGCAGGACGTAGTGGAAGCGCCGTTCGTCCCAGACGTTGAGGAACGACGTGAACCACCCCGGGACCTTCTTGCCCATCCCGTACCAGGGGAAGCCGTTGTAGCCGCGCACCTGGTCGCCGTGGAACAGGAAGAAGGTCTTTTCGCCGACGGTGTCCAGCGCGTACCAGTGCCGCGCGCCTTTGGTGATGTTGGGTGACCAGGTCGCGCGGGAACGGCCGTCCAGCGCGATCCTGGTGACCTCGTAGAGCATCGTGTCGCCGTTGGACTCCGGGTGGTAGTCCTTGCGTGTGCGGCCGCCCAGGAAGCCGTGGTTGCCGCTGACGCCGGCGACGTGGATCTTGCCGGGGAAGAAACCCTCCATGCGCCTAATGAAGTTCCCGAGGATCCTCGGGCCGTCGACCATCACCTGCATGTACAGAGACGCGTCGATGTGGTGGGCCTGCCCGGGGAAGATCTGCTCGCCCTCGATCAGGTCGCCGAGCAGGTAAGCGCGGAGGTCGTTGACGGGGTGGTCGGCGCGCTGGATCCGCGTGAGCTCGATCAGCTTGTCCGCGTAGCGTTCGATGCGCTCCTCGCAGACCGCGCTCGAGTAGGTCGACGTCACCTTTGCGAGCTGCCAGTCGCTGAGCACGGCGATCGCGGTCTCCGACGTCTTGCGACGCCGATCCGCCGGTGGGGGCTTCACCGGGGGCATCTGCAGGCCGCTGGCGGCGTCACGCGCGGCCTCGTAGACCGCCTCGACGAGCTCCGCGCGCTGCACGCGCAGTCGGCGGTTATCGGCGACGAGGCGACGGTTGGAGCTACGCAGCTCCTCGTTTTGCTCGTTGAGGAAGCGCGGCAGATCGGGCTGGGGCTCGGAGGGCTTATCCTTCATGGTGCCCCCTCGTCTTGTGGTTGTTGATGCGCGCCGTGAGCGCGCCCTCCGGCTCGGTGTAGCCGCGCGCGCGCAACCAGCGGGCCAATGGTGTCGCCGGGACCTTCTCCCGCAGAGCCGTGTCGATGTCGACGCGCTCGGCGAGCAGGCAGACGAAGCACGTTCCCTTGTTCACGCGCCCCGTGTAGGAACCGAGGAACTCCTCGAGGGACAGTTTCGCCTTGGGGGCCATCAGTCGTCGTCCTCGTCCGGGCTCGCGAGATCGACGGCCTCCTCGAGCATCCCGCGCGCCGCCCAGGCCGTGAGGTTGGAGTCCAGATAGTGGAGGTGGCGCTCGCTCTCGCCGTCGATCGTCTCGACCACCAGACACCACGCGACGAGCAGCTCCTCGGTCGTCTTCGACACCGTCTCATGGAGAGCGTTGTCGATCGGCTCCCTCGCTACGTCGAGTTCGCTCTCCATGGTCGTCCTCCACGAGGGCACCCTCGCCTAGGTCGAGCCGGCCGCAGCAGTTGCACATCCAGCCCCGGATCTCGCTCTCCGAGAGCTCGTGGCGAATCCCAACCCGGAAGCAGTGCGGGCACAACAAGCGCGCGCGCATGGACGCCTCCGAGGTCGATCGCGAAGAGCGGCGGATGGTTCAGCCGCGCCTTCGCGGGGCGATGGGGGTGCCGTCTGCGCGCACGGGCTGCGTCCGCGTGCGCACGAGCAGCGCGACCACGGTGTTCGCCGCGACCTGGGCGACCGTGAGCTCGTTGAGCGTGAGATGCAGGACCTTGGCTGCGAACAAGCCGAACAAGATCGCCGCCAGATGCCCCAGCGCTACCGGTTCCCGGGACGGGCGGAGCCTGCGACGTCGTGCCACGTGACGCTCCTTCCTGTGCGGCGCTCGGCGTGGGCACCACGACGGTGATGACGGGTGGCTGCTGGGGCGGCGTGGATCCGCTGAAGAGGCTGCCGATGCCGAGGACCCCGAAGCTGACGAGCACCGCGATGACCGCGGGAATCATCGTCAGCTTGGCCCACCGCACCTCGCCTTGGAGGCGCGCGCCGGCGAGGTCGTCGCCGAGCTGCCTCTGGTCGCGCTCGAGCATTCCGACGCGCCCCACGAGGCTCTGCTGCCCGTTGACGCCGAGCAACAGGGTGTTCAGGCGGTCCACCTTCCGGTCGATGTTCTCGACCTGCGCCTCGAGCTTCGCGTGGTCGTGATCTGCCATGAGAGGGGCCCTTCGAATCGGGTTACGCCTCGCTGGGCTGGCGGAGTGATTCCGGCGGAATCGCCCCGGGGCGGAACTCGAAAACGGGGCGCCCGTCCACGAGCTCGTTCGTGCGAACATAGGTCGCGTCGCGCACGACGTACTCGTCGGCACCTGCCTCCGCGAGCGGCCGGATCGTGCCGTCGGCCGGCCCGCCCCGCAGCATGATCGTCTCGTTCATCTCGCGCCCTCAGTCGTCGGCGGGGTTGACGCGGAAGTTGTGGTACTGCAGCCACCCGGAGACGGGGCTGCTCGCGTTGAAGTGATAGGCGGCGATGCCGATGTGGCTCGGCGTCATAGAGATCGTGAGCGACCCGATGTCCTGCCACGTCTTGCCGTCGATCGAGTAGTAACCGCGGAAGGTGTCGGTGGCCTCGTACTTCAACCTGAGGTAGGCGTAGCGCGGCGTCGAGTAGTCGAAGTCGCCGCCTTGCGCTGCGGTCGAGGACCAGTTGGATCGGTTCTCGATGCGCGACGTCCACGTCGAGCCGGGCGAGAAGATACACACGACCGCCTGCTTGCCCGACCCGAACGCGGCTCCGTCGCTGATGACCAGGGCCGGCCCGAAGTAGACCTTGTCGACCGTGAACTCGACGGCGCACTCGATGTAGTCGCCGACCGACAGCGCGACGGCCTTGAGGATGGCGTGCATGTCCCCGTTGCCGCCGGGCGTATCGGTGTTGACGTACAGCGCGCGCTCGTGCTTCACGGCCCACGAGTTCGTGTCGCCGCTGCGCTGCACCTCGACCGTGAGGCCGCCGAGATCCTCGGTGAACTCCTCGTCGTCGGCGCCTAGCGGCGCGGCTTCGACCGACGCGCGCCCCAGCGCCTCGAGCGAGCCAGTCCCCCCTCCACCACCTGGGGGTTGGAGGATCTCGGGGTCCGGTACGGGAACCTGCCCGAGCACGTCGACGACGATCCAGCCGGATCCATCGTCGCGGAGCTTGACCTGCTCGCCGCCGCGCTGGTCGCGCGCCCCGGGGGCCAGGAACGGGAACAACGAGTGCAGGATCGGCGCCTCGATGTATTCGCCCTCGTCGTGCGCGTTGTCGATGCGCACGGTGGCGATGCGGTCGTCCCCGGAAGGCGTGATGTCGACGTAAGTCTCCGCGGCCGCATCGGCCAGCAGGCCCGTGGCGAGGGTGATCGTGCCGGCTTCATCGTCGACGGCGGTGTACTCGTAGATGACCTCGTCGATGATGACGTCGCCGCCCTCTTCCTCGAAGTCGGTGGTGTCATCGACGTACAGCACGGTATCGTCGGTGGCCGCGTCGGAGGTCAGGACGCTGCCGTCGATCTCCTCGTCGACATTGAGGATCACGCCGTACTCGACCGTGCGGCTCACCTGCGCCTCCTGCGGGCCCTGCGCACCGGCTGCTCGGGCAGGACCCCGATCGTCATCGGCGCCTCGGCCGTCAGGGGGATCGAGAACGACCGGAGCCGGAACGTGAAGGTCGTGTCGCGCGTGACGAGCTGCACGACGTCGTTCTCCTCGAGGTGGGGTACCGGCAGGCACGAGAAGGACGGGTGCACGCCGAGCTTGAGGTGGTTGCGCAGCAGGCGCCGCGCGATCGTGCGTGCGCGCGGCCGCCGGCGGATCTTGTCGTTCTCGTGGGTGATGACCAGGTGCAGCGGCACGTCGTTGCGAGCCAGCGAGTGCGGCGACAGCGGGTTCCGACGCTTGGCGCGCGCGACCCCGCGGATCCGCTTCTTGCGCTTGCCCTTGGGCGGACGCCCGAGCACCTCGGCGACGTTGCGCAGGATCTCGCGGTCGTAGGTGACCACGGGGTCTCCGATCACCGTCGGCGCAGGCGCGCCGTCCGCCTCGATCGCCCAGAACTCGAAGCAGGGCTTCTGGGGGAAGTTGCGCAGCCGGACGCGGCCGCGACCGTCGTAGAACATCTGCCGGTCGATCGACTTGGCGATCCGCTTGGCGCGCGGCCAGGCCTCGTCGTGTCGCGTGAGACCAAGCCGGTGCGGAAGGCGCTCCCCCGGCAGCTCCGGGAGATCGAAGCGCGTCTCGCCGGCGAGAGCGAGGATGTCGCGGATCGCCTGCGTCGCGAGCGTGCCTTTGCGACGCTTGAAGTGCCGCCAGACGACCGCCGGCTCGAGCGCGAGGATCTCCTTGCCCAGCGCCTCGATCGCCACGAGGGCGCCCTGGCGCTCGAAGCGCGTGAGGGGGCCCCAGAACACCGGACACTCGACCCACTCGTCGAGCTCGGCGACGTAGTCGAGGCGCTCCACCGAGATGAAGCGGTCGAAGAACAGGGCCGTGGGCGCCGGCGAGCGGCCGCTGAGATGCAAGCGCCCGTAGGGGTCGAGCAGCCGCAGGTCGAGCCGGCGCTTGATCTGCCCGCTGCAGTCGACCTCGACGGAGCCCTCGAGGACGCGCGTCGTGAGCTCGCCGACCGGCTTCTCGTTCTGGTCGCGGATGGTGACCTTGATCGCCATCAGGCGCGAGTGGCGCAGCGCCCGGTGGTAGGCGCGGCGCTCCGCATGGGTCAACCCAAGGTCGATCACGGCCGCACCGTGCGGAACGTGAAGCTCCCGGTCTGCACCAGGGGGATCGTCGCCGACCACTCGCCCTCGCCGATGAAGCCGACGTCGGGCTCGCCGTTGAGGGCGACCCGGATGTTGAGGTCGTCGAAGATCAGCCGGATCTCGGAGTCGGGCCGCAAGCCCTGCAGGCGTTCGAGCCGGTGCTTCCAGGTCTCGCCCGCGACGCTGAGGTAGTCGCCGATGCTGCCGGCGATCGAGCCCTCGTAGCCGCGGACGGCGTCGATGATGACCACGGGCGCGCGCCGGCCGACGGGGTTGTAGGTGGCGCCGCTCTTGGCGATCGCGAGCTTCTGTTCGCTGCTTCCCGCCGGCGTGGTGAGCACCAGGCGGATGTCTTCCTCGATCGCGACGAGCCAGATGCCCTTCGGCTCCGGCTGGAACGTCTCGACCGGGTTGCCGGTGGAGTGGCTCCACTCGCCACCGTCCAGCTGCACCGCGCGCACCTCGAAGTCGTGCTCCGTGCGCCCCGAGACGTTCCAGAGCAGGTAGCTATAGGTGCTTCCACCGACCAGCACGTCCTCGGAGGGGATGCGCAGCGCGACGATGCGGCCGTCGACCAGGATCGTGAAGGCGTCGGGCTGCACGGTGATCGTCCAGGTGAGTTCGACCGCGCCGCCGTCCGTGCCCTCGCCCTGGGCGACGACGAGCGTCTCGACGGGATCGGGATCGCCGGGCACGACCGTGAACTCGCGCGTGAGCTCGACGTAGGCACGGTCGCCGGGACGACTCTCGCGGTCGAGGGTGTCCCACACGCGGACCTTGATCCGGTAGAGCTCGAGATCGAGCAAGATGTTGCCCTCGTCGTCCTCCTCGGGCAGCGTGAAACTGGTGTCCGTGGTCGTTCGACGCGTGCGGTAGATCAGGTGCCACTGGCTGTCGTCGTCGTCGAACTCGTAGAGCAGGTACTCGACGGCCTCCTGGGTGCGGTCGCTGAACGTGTGGGTGATGACCGGGGTGGTGTCGGTGACCTGGTTGTTCGGCGACGCCGGAGGGTTGGTGATCGCGAGCGTGCCCTTGGTGTCGCGCCGGAAGCTCGCGACATCGGACCAGTCGCTCTCGAGCCCGTAGTTATCCCGGACGCGGACGCGCCAGTAGTAGGTCGAGCCGTCGGTGGCGGCGAAGTCGCCGGCGTCGGGGGTGTGCTCCCAGTCCTCGGAGGCGACCCAGTCCGAGTCGTACACGGGCGTCGCGAAGTCCGTCGCGTTGTCGATCTGCAGCTGGAACTCGGTCTGGTACTCGCCCTTGGTGTCGGCGAAGACCCAGCCGAAGGGCGGCTGCGCGAGCGAGATGGAGCGCCCACCCGAGGGGCTCTGGTCGGTCGGCGGACCGGGATCTGCGCTCCAGTCGGTTGCCAGGGAGGGATGCACCTCGCCGGCCGCCGCGCGCGCGGAGTGCAGGCGCTTGATGCCCGTGGTGTCGACCGCGAGTCGGAAGCCGTAGAACGGCTCGCCCGAGGCGGCCTCCTCCAGGATCGAGGTCACGTCGATCTCGATCAGCGTGCCGTCGTCGGTGTCGTCGACCTCGAGGGTGACCGCGGTGCCGGCGACGGCCGGCGCGTTGTTCCACGTCAATCCGCTGGCCCCAGTCGTCACCCACGGCTCGGAGATCCGCCGCACGGTGATCGTGTGTGGCCCGCCGGCATCCCAGCCTGAGCGCGTGTAGACGTCGAGCAGCGCATCGAAGACGTGATCGTCGGTGTCGAAGGGCTGATCGGCCCAGATGTACGCGTAGCGCCCCTCGCCACCGGACACGGCGCGCACGGTGAGGAACGTCTTGCGGCCGAAGTTCGCGTCGGGCAGGTCCTCGCGCGCGAACGTCCCGATCAGGTCCTCCTGCTTGGAGATCGTCATCGACGCCGCATCCTGTTCAGCGCCCGGCTGTGCTCGCGCGCGTCGGTGATCTCATCCACGACGATGCCGCGGATGAAGGCGTGACCGTCGCGGTCCAGCGTGAGCCGGCCCTCGATCACACGCAGCCGACCGGGATCCGCCGACGCCCCTTCAGTGCCGAACGCAGGAGCCGGACGCGCCGAGAAGCGCGCGGCCTGGTGGCGCGCGCGCGTGACGGAGATGGGCTCGAGCTCGATGTCGGGGGTCGTGACCGCGCGGCTCAGCTGGTCCATCGCGCGCGTCACGGTGCGCTGGCTGCCGACGATGCCCAGCGCGAAGCCCTCGACGATGTTGCGGCCGTAGCCCTTGAACAGCTTCGACGGGGAGTCGATGCCGAAGATGTGCTTGATCGGGCCCGGCACGAAGCTCTTGAAGAAGCCTGTGAGCTTGCCGAGCAGCCACGGGCCCATGGCCTTGATGCCTTCCCACAGCCCTCGGATGATGTCCTTGCCGACCTCGATCAGCAGCGTCCCGAGGTTGCCGATGCCGCGCAGGATCCGGCCCGGCAGGCCCTTCACCCAGTCGAAGAGGCTGCCGAAGATCGCCTGCGCGCCGTCCCAGAGCCCGCCGAGCAACTCCTTGCCCTTGTCGAACAGGAACTTCACGAGATTGCCCAGCGCGCGCAGCACGCGCACGGGGATCGAGGCCCAGAAGCGGAGCATCGCGGGGATGACGACCTTGGCCCCGCTCCACAGCCCGCGGAGCACCGCCTTTCCGGCGTCGAAGAGCCAGCGCGCGACGTTGCCCAGCGCGCGCAGGACGAGCCGGGGGAGCTGCACGTAGAAGCGCAGGTACGCCCCCAGGATCGCCTTGGCGCCGTTCCACAGCCCCTCGAGCAATGCCTTGCCGGCGTTGAGCAGGAACGAGCCGACGGCGCCGAGCGCCTTGAGGATCCACCCCGGGAGCTTCTTGAAGAAGTCGATGATCGGTCCGCGGAACTTCACCAGTGCGATCGCGACGCCGGCGAGGGGGAACAGCACGGCGATGAGCAGCGGCCAGAACTTCTTCGCGAAGGGGATCACCTTGGCGGCCAGGCCGCTGAAGAAGCGACCGATCGCGGCGCCGATCCGGCTGAAGAACCGGCCGATGGCCAGGAAGAAACCCTTGACCTTGTCCCAGTTCTTGATGATGAGGACGGCGGCAACGATCGCCCCGGCCAGCGCCAGAGCGAAGGGGTTGGTGGTCGCCAGGGCCTTGATCGCTGTGAAGGCCTCGCCCACCTGCTTGATCCCGAATGCGAGGCCGATCGCGGCGCCGGCGATGCCGACGAAGGTGGCGATCATGCGACCCGCAGGGGTGTTGATGAACTTCATCGCCTTGCCGAGCGCGTCGAACACCCCGCGCGCGAGCGGCTCGATCGCGGTCTTGAGCCGGTTCTTGAACAGCAGCCACTCCTCGGCGAGGTCGCGGGTGTCCTTCCCGGCCTTGCGGACCGTGTCCTTGCCGCTGGCGATCGTGTCGAAGAGCTTGCCGATGTTGAAGCGCCCCTCGCGGATCGCCGCGGCCATGTCGGGGCCCGCGCGCGCGCCGAACAGCTGCAACGCGAGCGCGTTGGCCTTGGCGGCTGAGCCGGCGTCCTTGATGGCGTCGACCTGGGCGCGGAACGCAGCCGGGACGTCCTGAGCCTTCAGCGCGGCCGCGGCCGTCGCGCGCGCCTCGGCGAGGCTCTGCTCGGCCGCGCGCGCCTCCACGCTTGCCGCGCCGTGCTCGCGCAGCGCCTTGTTCCGCGCCGCCTCGGCCACGGTGACGGCGAGCTGCGCCTTCTGCACGTCGGCGCTCGAGCGCGCGAGCTTGCCCAAGGCGATGCGCAGCGAGCCCATGACGAGCTCGGTGTTCACGCCTTCCTTCTCGAACTTCCCCATCAGGCCGAGCGACTGGGCGAACCCGAAACCGAGCTGGCGCAGGGGCGCGCCGAACTTCACCACGCCCTGCGAGAGCCGGCCGACGCCGACACCGGTGGCCTGCGACGCGCGGAAGATCGCATCGAGTGCCTTGGGCTGATCGCGCATCTCGATCGCCCAGTCCCCGAAGACGCGAGTGACGTCGGCCACGTTCTGGCCGACGTCGGTCTTGGTGATCCTCGAGAGCTCGAGGAATTGAGCTGAGAGGCGCCGCAGGGGGCGCCCCGTGATGTCCAGCCTCCGATGCAGATCGGTGACGGCGGTCGCGGCCGACCCGAAGTCGGCGGGGACGGTGGAGACAACCTTGCGGAAGTCACCCTCGAGCCGCCCCAGCGCGCGGCCCGTCTCGCCCGTCCCGACGCGGATCGTGTCGCTCGCGTCGTCGAAGTCCGACCCGATCTTGAACAGGGCGGTGCCGACAGCTCCGGCGACGCCGATCAGCGGCAGGAGCTTCGACTTCAGGGACTTCGTGCCGGCCGTGGCTCCACCGCTGATGCCGTCGCCGAGGAGCCTCCCGGCCGACTGGCCGAGCGGACCGAACCCGCCGAGCTGCCCGCGAATGGTGGCGTCCATCCCTTTGAGCGAGGGGATAACGGAAAGCGTGGCGAAGCCGATGTTCGGGCCGTCCGCCATTGCTCAGTCACCACCCTCGGTTTGGAGTCGGAGCCGGCGCTCGCGCGCGCGACGGCGTGCGTCGGCGAGCTTGCGAAGGCGCGCCGGGTCCTGTGCCTTGGGCTTGCCGCGCGGCCGCGCCGGATGCGGCTTCGCCGGCGCCTTCTCGGTGGTCGTCAGGGCCATGCGGATGTCGTCGAGGAGATGCGCCTCGATCGCCCAGTGCGCGTCCCCATCGCGCGCTGCCGTCGACGTGGCTGCGTCGGGCGGCAGGTGCTTGATGAGCACCCACAGCCGACGAAGCGTCAGATCGCCGCGCCAGCGATCGCGGTAGTCGATGCGGTAGTACCGCTGGAGGTCGGCCTCCACCGCCTCCGCGTGCTCACGCAGAAGGCGGAGGAGGCCGCTTATTCCGGGACGGACTCGAAGCCGTAGTGGTTCGCGATGATCTCGGCGAGCCGACCCAGATCGCCCACGGTGGGCTTGCGCCCGTGCTTGGCGCGGAACCCGGCACGGATCCGCTCGTAGGCGGCTGAGCCGAACAGCGCGCGCAGGAACGACACGGCCTTGCCCTGCTCGAGCACCTCGAGCAGGTCGGGATCCCAATCGTCCATGGTGGCCGGTACCGGGATCTCGAGTCCCTCCCACTGGAGCACGACCGGCCCGTCATCGCCCTTCGCTTCGGTCTCGACCGGGGGGGCAGGTTTCGCTGGGGTCACGAACCCTCCTCGGTCTTCTGCTCGGTGAAGAGCACGCCGTCGGAGTCGGGGAAGATCGTGGCGAGCAGCGGGTACTTCGTGAGGTCGTCCTCCTTGTCGACGATGTCCGCGTTCAGCGAGACCTCGGCCTGGTACGCCGAGATCAGCCGCTTGACCGTGGTGTCCTCGCGCAGCTCGAACGCGATCAGGATCCGCTTGGGACGCGGACGGATGATCTGGCCCGCCGGCGAGTCCGGCCACACGAGATCGCGCACGACGTCGTTGTCCTCGAGCGGCGTGAACGCCGTCGTGGACTTGAAGTTCTTGCGCGCCGTGCGGACGAGGATCCCGCCCCAGGCGTAGTGGTCGGTGACGTCTTCGCTGCGGTTCTGGGCGAAGCCCTGCTCGCCGTCGAGCAGACCGACCAGGTCCCAGCCTGCGCCGAAGTCCGTGTCGACGTCGGCGGGGATGGCCGTGCCCAGGGGGGCGACGTAGACGTCTGCATCCGGCCAGATCGTTGCCTTCGCGGGATCGCCAGCCATAGTGGCCCTCCTTCGGGGGGGTTGTCGCGCCCAGTGCGCGGGGTCTAGGAACCGTCCGGGATGGACGTGGAACGCACCGTCACGCGGACGGTGATCGAAGCAAGCTCGGCGTGTGTGTCGGGGTCGCGCGCCGGCAGCACGCCCGCGAGCGGTTGGATCGAGACGATGCCGTCGCCGCCGGCGTAGGCACACAGCAGGCCTTCAGCCAGCGCCGCGAGCTCCTTGGCTCGGCTCGTCGAGGCCGCGCGCGCGACGACACGGACCGAGCAGCGCGCGATCACCGGGCGGACCTGACTCGGCGTGCCGTCCCAGACCACCTGCAGGTGCGGCGGGCTCGCCGGCGTCCAGTCCCCAGGGACGTCGACCCCCACTGTGACGTCGTCTTCGTGCTCGGCGATCAGATCGGCGAGCAGCGCGCGCACCAGCCGCTCAGCATCGGGGAAGACCACGGCGAGCTTCACTTGCGTGTCACCTCGAGGCCTGCGTTCTTCGCCGCGCGCGTGAGCACGCCGTCGCGGACCTCCCAGAGCCGGCCTCGTGAGTCGCGGATCGTGACCGAAGCCGCGGCGCGGTCCGTCTCGTAGGCGTCGACCACGACTTCGGCGTCGACTTGGGCGCGGACCTCGCCGGCGATCGTCTCGGCAAGTTCGCGCACGGCGGCCGCCACCTCCGGGCTCTTGAGCACCTCGGCGATTCCGGCGGAATCACGCTTGTAGGTCGCCACGGCTCAGCCCTCCACCCTGCGCAGCGCGGCCTCGACGCCTGGGGCCCACCCGGTCAGCGGCGATCGCCACTCGCCGGGCTCGCCTTCGATCTCGTAGGTGCCCGGGTTCGGCGCGCCGGCGGGGATCTCGATCCGGTCGCGGGTGCGCAGGTCCGAGCCGGCCGGCGCGTACAGCGTGAGCCCAACGATGACGCCGGCGCGGCCGTCCGCGTGCAGCTCGTCGCTGGTGCGGGGGGCGACACCGCAGCCCGCGATCTCGAAGCCCTCGTCGTCGGGATCCGGCTCGACCGGGTCGCCGTTCTCGTCGGTGCCCAGATCCCGGGGCAGCACGGTGATCGTGATGCCGCGGTTCACGGGATGTCCTCAGGGTCGAACCAGGTGATGTCGGCGCCGCCAGCCACCTGCAGCTGCTGGGCGGCCGTGACGCCCTGGCGGTTCTCGTGGATCGGCGCCGTTTCGACTTCGCCGCGCGTCGTCGGCTGGATCCACAGCCCGGTGACGCCTGCAGCCTTGCGCAGCGCCGCCTTCTCGCGGTTGGTGAGCCCCAGGCCCGCGGTGCCGGCGTTGGGGTTCTGGTAGTTGAACGGCCCGACCGTCTCCGACTGCATCGCCGCCGGATTGACCTGCGCCGACTTCCCCGCCTGCCACATCCGCGCGACGATCTGCGCAAGCACCGCCTTCAGCCCCGCGCTCGGTGTGGCCTGCGTCCCGACTTCAACCTCGGCGAGGCCCTGCGCCTGCGCGATCAGTCCCTCGATGTAGTCGTCCCCGCTCAGGTCCGTCTGCACCAGCACACCGACGGGCACGTGGTCGATCCACGCGTCGCCGGGTGCGCCGACCGAGCCGGCTTCGACGACCTCGAAAGCCTCGTCCCCGGAGACGGCCGCCGAGTTGATTGTGCCCGTCCAGTGCGCCAGCCAGGACCCCAGCGGCGCGTCGACTGCGACGTCGTAGGTGTACTCGTAGCGCCCCTCGGCAATCCGTGTCGGGACGGCGTCGGTGACAACCTCGACGTCGTCGGAGTCGACGATGTCGACGCGCGGCGTGAGAGGATCGACGAGCGAGCCCGTGCCGTCCTTGAACTCGGCGTCGAGCGTGATCGAGCCGCCACGACCTACCTTGCGTGCCATGCGGCTCCTCCGCTCACAGGTCGTCGACGATCATCACGACGGTCTCTTCGGGGGTCTCACCAACCTCGGTGGGCGCGATCACGCCTTCGAGCGTGATGCCGGGCTTCTTGCGCAGCGCCCCCGTCGGCGTGGTCGATCCGGAGAAGATCCCGCCTCGCTTCGCGATGAACTTGCGCAGCGCAGCGGTCGGCGTGGTCGAGCCGGCCAGCTTCTTGAAGATGTTCCGCCGCGTTATCGTTCCGGGGCCCGGCGAGATGCTCCCGCCGAGCACCTTTCGCGGCCGCTTCAGCAGCAGCCCTGTCAGCGTGGAGATCTTTCCGCTCGTGCGAGCTGCGCGGCTGTGGATCAGCTTCCGGATGGCGCCCGTCGGATTCGAGCTGCCGGCCGTGCGTGCCGCGCGCGAGTGGATCAGCTTGCGGATCGCTCCGGTCGGGGTCGTGGAGCCGGCGAGCTTCTTGAAGACGTTGCGTCGCGTCAGCGCGCCGGTCGGCGTGGTCGAGCCGCCCCGAGGGAGCTTCGGCTTCTTCAGCAGCGCGCCGGTGGGCGTCGAGCTGCCAGCCGTGCGTGCCGCGCGCGAGTGGATCAGCTTGCGGATCGCTCCGGTGGGCGTCGAGCTGCCAGCCGTGCGTGCCGCGCGCGAGTGGATCAGCTTGCGGATCGCACCCGTCGGGGTGGTCGAACCGGCTTCCTTGTCCTTGACCTTCTTCAGCAGCCCGCCGGAGGGCGTTGAGGATCCCGCCTTGGTCTGCTGGTAGTGGTACATCAAGCCTTGGCTGGTCGTCGACAGCTCCATGACGCCGCCGGACGCGACACCCGACGCCTCCAGGATCAGCGACAGCGTCTGGCCGGTGACAGGGATCGACGGCGCCTTGAGCCAGATCTCGAGCTGCAGCGACTCGCCTGGACCCAGGATCGTCTCCGGCAGAGTGATGTTGAGCGTGTTGTTGAGTCGGTTGACGGTCGCGGCGAACGTCGTGCGGGCTGAGGCGAGCAGCGTGGCGCCACCGCCTGAGGCGATACGGTAGATAGCAGCGAGGATGGTTGTGTCCGCGGTGGCTTGCGTGACGGAGGCGGTCACGTTGTAGATCAGGCCGATGGTCTGGGCCTGCAGGCGCCGGTTGCGGATCGGCGGGCCAGCCGAGGTGTCAAGGTCGTCGGGGTCGAACTTCCACCCCTTGTTTTGCGCCGTCGACCACGGGGTCGGGTCCGCGCCCGTGCCTTCCTTGGTCGCGTTGGTCAGCAGCGGATCGCAGATGATCCATGCGGCTGCGCCGCTCGTTCCGAAGTTGCACTTCGTCGTGTTGTCGTCGGTTGTGCCGCTGGTGTCGGAGAGCAGCTTGCGCTTCGTCTCCGACGGCGTGAGGTTGATCACCCGGAGATAGAAGTCTCCGACGCCGTGCCCGATCGGCACGTCACGTCACCGTGTTGCCGTTGGCCTCGATCGAGGCGATGAACCAGTCTCGTACCTGCTCGTGGGTGCTGCGGCCGGTTCCGTCCATCGCCCACGGGTAGAACTCCTCCGCGCAGAAATGACCAGGGTGTCGGTTCACCGTGTAGCGGTGCCCCGAGACGGGGTCCTCGATGACGTACTCGTCCGCGGTCGTGGTCAGCGCGTAGGTGCCCATCAGAGGATGACCCCTCCCGCCGCCTTACACGCGAGCGGCCAGTCGAGACGGAGCTTGTGGTTCGTCGTCATCCAGGTGACGCACCCGGTCGCGAGCGTCTTGGATTGAGCCACGGTCAACCCGTTCACGAGCGGCCGCAGGAACGCCGCGAGCGCGTCCTTCTCAACCTGGGTGAGGGTGACCTGCGGGTCGACTGGCATCCCGCTCGCCTCCTAGCCGCCGGCGACGACGGTCAGTTCGTACGTCGTCTCGATCGAGTCGCCCGAGTCGAGGTTGATGCCCGCGAACAGTGAGCGGTCGAGCAGCGTGCCGTCACCCGTCGCCGCCTGCGTGAACACGCCGTGCTCTCGCAGGTTGACGGTCGCGTCGACGGCGTTCGTCCCCACGGTGCGGTAGATGTTCGCGCTCGCGCCCTCGGTGGTGGTACCGGTCGCGCGCGTGCTGTCGGGGTTGTACTGGGTGGTCAGCTCGGTCACCAGGGCGGTGTCACCCGAGGCCTCGGCAGTCGAGCCGGTCCCGATCCCGTGGAACTTCATGTTCTCGAGCTCCACGAGGTTCTGGAACCCGTCGACGATGAAGTTGACGCCGGCGGAGGTGACCACGCGCATCGAGGCGAGCCCGTAGGGAACCCACAGACCCGTCTTCGCGCGGTGCACGCGGATGTAGAGCTGGCCGTACAGCGTCGGGAGGTTGAGCGCGCGAGCTGCAAGCACGCGACGGACGCCTCGGAACAGGTTCGCGGTGTTGTGCCGGCGCCAGCGGTTGACCTCTTCGGAGCACTCCCGGTTGGGCGCGCCGTACTGAAGGATCTCCTTGACCGTCAGCTCGCGACCAGGCCCGAAGCCCTCGTTGCGCACCTTGCGGATAGCCCGCGTCTTGACCTCGCCGGTGGGGCCGAGAACCCCGAGCGCCTGCACACCCATGGCTACGCCTCCTCCGGCTTCACGATCAGGTTCGGCTCCTTGCAGCTGGGGCAGAGCCACTGCACGCCCTGGACGGGCTCGTCGTGGCCTTCGAAGACGAACGGGGCCACCTCGAAGGCCTCGGGGGCTGGGGTCATTATCTCGGCGCCATCGCCGCAAGCCGAGCAGGAGACCGCAGTAAGATCGGGTGCTTCGTCCTCTGGCATGGCCCCTCCTAGAACTCCTCGACGTCAGCGAAGACGCGAACCTGCTGGGCGGCCGACAGCTCGACGATCAGCTCGTCGTCGACTGCGCCGGGGAAGTGCGTCCCGTGCATCCACAGCCGCTTGGGCTCGAGCTCGATCGGCCCGTACACCACCTCGTCCCCGATCCGGATCGTGACATCGACCTCAGCGCCGTTGATCTTCGGGGTCTGGATGCAGATCCAGCGGAGCCGGATCGCCTTACCCGCCTGGGGCGTATGGACGACCGTGTCGCCGATCGAACTCGCCACCCCGTTCGCGGTAGCGACCGGGCCGAGCTTGTCGCGCACGACGGTAAGCGTCACCTCGCTGGCGAGCAGATCCGCACGCGCCTTGATCGCGTCGAGAGCCGATTTGGATGCCTCGTCGGGGAAGTCGTCAGGGAGATTCGTGACCGAGACCGCACCGGTCACGATCGCGTTGATCGTCTCGAGCGCCGCCAGCGTCGTCGCGTCGAGCGCCACGGTCCCCGAGCAGACAGCGTTGATCGTCTCGAGTGCCGCCAAGGTGGGCGCATCCAATGCCACGGTTCCGGACACGACCGCGCTGATCGACTCCAGCGCCGCCAGCGTCGCCGCGTCGAGCGCCACGGTCCCCTGCACGCTGAGGGCGGCCGCCAGCAGCGCGCGCACCGCTTCGAGCTTCGCCTCGGTCGCGAGCAGATCGGCGCGCGCCTTGATGTCGTCAAGCACGGCCGTCGCCGCGGCGTCAGGGAAGTCCGCCGGGAAGTTCTCGATCGTGACTTCGTCGACGATGATGTCGCCCTCGACGGAGACCTTGCCGAGCTCGCGATCGGGCCGGTCGCTGACGTCGACCTGTCCGCCAGGCCCGATGATCTCGGCCGTCACAGGCCGACCTCGATCGGCTCAGCCTCAAGGGCGGGCATCCCGCACGCGTAGTTGACGGCTCCGCACGTCGGGCACGTCCGCGCGACCGGTTTGCGCTGCCGACGCTCGAACACCACCC